AATTTTGATGTACGAAATCTGATAGAATAATGTTTTTGGGTTTACCGTTATCATCAAGTTCGATAATTTCATAATATCTTTGTACTAATGTATTATCTAAGATCATTAATGCCCAGATCATAGCCATTACTTTATCATCGTCATACCCGGGTTTTGCAGACCATGTACCGTTTGGTTTTCTTTGAAAGTGCCTAAGCTCTTCTACTAGTTCTTTACTTCTAAAAGAAATACATTTAAGTTCATGAACCCAATATCTCATATTGGTTACACCCTTGTACTTAGTGTTAGTATGAGCATATACACCTAATCTATCAAAAGAGCTTTTACCTGTTTTAGGACTATAACTAACAATATTAGGATATCTATAAGTTTGATAGAGCAGGTCTACTACTTGCGCTCCGCAATTATTTCTTTCTATTAACACAGGTGGCGCGCCCCAGTGATGACAAATTTCATATACTTTAGTAGTAAACTCAAATGGATTAATTTTGTTACTTGAATATTCTGCTACTTGTTTTATCTCTGTTAGATCAGTGATATCAAAAATTTGTATAACTGAGTAGTTTTTATTTACACCTTCTGCAACGTCTACTCCTATGGTGTATATACAATTTACATCTGGCTCTTCCCATATTTTATATGCACCATCTTCAAATATATGTTTAGGGTCGATAATTAAACTCTCTAACTTTGCAAAGTACTCTTCATCAATGAATGAGTCTCCGGACTCCAAAAACTCACAGTCAAATTCTTGTTTGAAAGCTTCTTCACTTCCTATAGATTGTATAGTTTCTTGTTTCCATTTTTCATCTCTACCAGGGATTTCGTACCATAGCATCTTCTCTGCATACCAGTTACTCTTTTTGTTCATTCCATCCATATAGAGTTTGTAAAAAAGATTATCAGTACCATTAGGAGTTGAAGCTATAAAAATTTTAGATTTCTTTGAAGAGGAAATAATAGGATAAACTGATTTCCAGAATGCATCTACTAAATTATTAGGAATAAAAGCCAACTCATCAAGAATAAGAACGTTACAAGAATCACCACGACCTGCATCTGAGCTTGTAGTACTAATACCTATACTACTGCCATTAGCTAACTTCATAGATGTTTTACCATATTCTATTACACCAGGTTTTAGATAATTAGGTAACATCTCATATGCAGTTCTAATTCTAGAGAAGATATTGATTGCAGTTTGTTCTTTATTTGCTACAACAAGTATACGCTGATCTTCTTGAAAGCATGCGATCCATAGCGCATATATTGTCATCATAGTAGTCTTACCCGTCTGTCGTGATGCTAGACATGCTACGAATCGATTATCGCGCAATGATCTCAATACCCTCTTTTGGCTAGCATAGAGGGGTATTTTCATTTTACCTTTGTCTAGGTTTACAATATAAAAGAAGTTCTCTGCAAAGTATAAAATATTTTGCTTAGCCTTTTTCAGCTCTCTAACCATTTTAGGAGTCCATTCAAACTCCATATTAGCTGATGGTAGACTTTTATTGCCTAGATAGTATTTATCTTCATCTTTTTTAGGCATAACTATTTAAAATATTTACGCTTTATATAATCAATTTCAGCTTGAGCTTCTTTATATTGCTTGAGTAACTCTTTATTCACAGGGAATCTCATTACTGATTTACAGACAGGACAAGCAGCAATAGGATTTTTTATTATGTAGTCAATTGTAAGCTGCAGCTTGGCTCCACAACAAGGGCAAGGTAATCCTGTACCTATCATTTTTGAGTTATGTCTTGTATAAGTAGATCCTCTATACGGGACACTTCTTCAGGTTTATCTGTTACTTTGAACTTAAGTTTAACTTCAGCGAACCCTGCTGCATCTTCTTTAGCTTTACGCATATCAACCTGAATATCTTTTCCTGCAAAGGGATTGAAAGGATTCTTTTTTGTCTTATTAACTAAATCATACTTATCACCTGAATCAGAATTGTCAGTAGAGTCGAATAGTTTAGCTTTAAAGGACATCTCTAGCTCATCAAGAGCCATTGTTTGATGGTTAACTAGAGTATAAAGAGGTATATTTGTCTCTTTACCATTTAGGTTTAGAGTTTTGCAAATAGGAGTCCCGTCTGCGTTGAAATACTCTGATAATTTTTGAATATGACTCTTCTCTAAAATCTCAGTAGATTTAACTATAGAGAGCTTTATCGATTTTATCAGGTTTTCCAACGAGACGGACTTCATATTACAATAGTATATTACTTACTAGGATTTGCAACGACAGGTTCAATCATAGAGATTAAACTATCGCTCAACTTCTGCATACCTTCAGTAGCAGGTAACTGCTCAGCATGAACCTTAACGTCATACTTTGCAGTATTATCTGTCTTGCGAGTATTTTCTGACTTAGTCGCAACCTTACCATGTAATTTTGACTGAACACTTAATCCCCACCAGGACTTGTATTTCACATTAACGTCAACTTCTGTTTCAGTGGTAGTACTATCAGTATGAGTATCGTGTTGCTGCACTTCCATTGTGAACTCAATATCTGCAGAAGTAATAGCTAAAGAAGGTAACGGGATAAGAGGTAACAATGGTACCTTACTTTGAAGAGTTTGTAGTTCTGGTGCAGCTGCATCTTCAGATTGTACATATCTGTTAATCTCTACATCTAAAGAACGAGGTACTGATTTACCATCTTTAGTATCAAAACCCACTTCTTGGATGTATTTCCAAGTTACGTCGTTTAATCTTGCTTGACCTTTTGCCATACCTACCAGCGGAGAGACGATTAGTTCTTCGATTGGTAGCCCTTTAAATTGATTTGCGATAGAATTTGCCATAATTTAAAACTTTCATACATATTTATTGCGTTAGAGAAAAAAGTAAAGAAGTATTAAATATTATTATGGACTTGACTGATTATAAAGTACTAAACGATTTATATAACAGTAATATTATAAACGAGGGAGCGCAAGAAGATATGCGTAAAGACATTGAAGACCTTAAAAAGCTTTATGATAACCCCGATACAGATTTTGCTAATAAAAATTACGGTAGTGTTGACGCTTATAAGAAAATGATAAGAAATAAGATTGAAGATCTTATCTCTAAGCTCGACGGACCGTATCCTGTATATCTCGAGGCTGAGCAAAGACCAGATGACGAAGAAGACGCAGAAGAAATAGTAGGAGATGGTCCTGACGCAGAAAACGTTGATGATCCTGTTGAAAATGAAGAAAAAGAACCAAAAAAGGAATCGAAAAGTATAAATAATTTAAATAAGGTTAAAGTCATGACAGAAGATAAATCTATTTTTGATAAATTGTTCGAACAAGTAATGGGTGAAGCTGATGACGAAGCCATGGAACTCGGTATTGATCTTGATGATGCCGGTGATGAAGGTGGCGAAGGAATCGGCGGAGGCGATGACATTACTATAACATTAACACCAGATCATGTCCAATTACTCAAGGACATCCTTGCTCAAGTTGAGCCTGAAGAAGGCGAAGACGAAGAAGAGGGTGAAGAAGCTGAAGAGATGGATATGGGCTACGACGAAGAAGCAAATCCTTTCGAGGAAGAAAACCAACATACAAATGATGGTGCTCAAACTGGCGTAGATCCTTCTGATGGTGGTGGTAAAACAACTGACCCTGCTGGGGATTCCTTAGGTGGTAAGTCTAGCGGAACCGGTGATGGATCTGCAACTGATGAAATCGGTTCTAAGGAATCTGGAGAGGGTAAAGCTACCGGTCACGATCCCTCTGGATTGACTCACCCTGGTAAAAAAGTTGTAAAGAAGTAACTCCCTTTAACACATATTAACTAAAGAGCCTCTATTCAGAGGCTCTTTTTTTATAAATAATTATATGTTAATTGAAAAGCTATTTCTTGAGGCATTGAAGCCAATGAAGCTTCAGGGGTCTACAGGTCTAAATAGAAAGAGACAGAATTTGTTAGCTGACTATGATAGAACTAACCCAGATTATCCTCAAGAACTAGAAAGGCTTAAAAAACTTAATAAAGGTAGTATAAATATTAAGCCAATAACTGCTAAAAAAATAGTTAAACTATTCAATATCACCGATTTATCGGATACAAATCCTAGAAAACTAGGTAATACTGGTATAACATTATCAATAATTAACGGTAATTATACTATAAGTAAATGAGCTGCTATTTAACAAGTAATTTATCTGGAATTAATTATCATTTAGACGTAGCTAGATTTACGGATAAAAGTAATAATTCCAACGAAAGAGATAATCTTTTCAAAGTATGGTGGAAAGATCAAATAGCTCTGTATGGCACTCAAACTACGTATTATGTGAGAGATTTCACATTATCTGCTGCGGATAAATTCTACGGTGAAAATACCACTAGTGGGTTTTTGTCGGGTACTAATATGGTTATGGTAATGAATTTAACCGATAATTCTATTACCTTTTCGAAATTCGGACTAACTTCAGATGATGAAGTTGAAGCATATATAGATATAGCAACTTATCAAGAGACCTTATCTACTCAATACTCTGGAAGTCAGTTGATTGAGCCCAAAGCTGGAGATGTATTTCAGTTAACTGAATTAGGCAACGATAGACCAGGTAGTAGAGAAGGTAAATTTTTCGAAATTACCGAGAGAGTAGATGAAAGTATCTCTTCTATTAATCAGTTACAAGGTCATTACTTATTTAAAATCAAAGCAAGAAGATATGACTTCTCCCACACTGATGATGACGTAGAAGAAGCAGTATCTGAACAAATTACCGATGATGCTTTAAGCGGTAAAACAACTGACACAATACAAGATTATATCAACGATTTAGATACTGAACAAGCTTCTTACTTTGATTATGGTACTAATGATGATGTATACGGAGACTATTCTTGATTCTTTTCGAATTCCAAATCTTTGAATACTGATGGAAATCGTTCCTTTACGTATTTTTCTATAGGAAGAGGTTTTAAGAATTTATCGCTTTTATGTCCCATTGACTCTGCTTTCGCAGAGATAATATTTACTGCATCGAATAAGCACAACCATCGTGCTTCTTGTTCATCTGTTAGGTTTGTCATATTTTAGTTTTTATAATAGTTTT